AATAGGTGTAGATATTTTGCAGATAGATTGGAAGATAATGAAGCTAAAATTACAGCTTATTGTAAACCGGTAATAGTGTCACAAAATACAGTTTTTAGAGATTAAATATGGATATGGAACCAACTGACAGTCGTTATTGGGATGCAATAAATCGAATCACTGCACACGAAGCTATGTGTGAAGAACGTTCTAAAACAATATTTAATCGTCTTGATAGAATAGACGAACAGCTAACAACTATTGGGAAAAATGTATTTGTTCTTGGTATGACAATTATTTGTGGTATGGCCGGACTAATTGTCACTTTATTATTGAGTAACTAATATGACGTATTTTAGAAGGGATAGATTCGGAGGTATGGTTCCAGCTATTACCTCTCGTCTTTTAGGTGACCAGTTTGCCCAGAATGCACAGAATATTGATTTTGAATCGGGGTCAGTTACACCTATAAAGATTGATCTTACGATTACGTCTAACCTGGGGTCTAGTGCATCAGGTACTTTAAACGGCACAACTCGTAATTCTATTTTCTTGTATAACCATACCGATGGTAATGATTACTGGTTAGAGTGGGATGGCGACTATATAAAAGTAGTAGAGGGTCCGATTCCAGGTGATTCATTAGGCCGCTTATACTGGACGGGTGAAACTTATCCAAAAATGAGCATTGCTAGTAGTATCAAAAATAATAGTACGGGTCCGTGGCCTGGAGTGGATTACAAACTGGGTATCCCAGCAGGTGGTAGTATTTCGGCATCTATTGGTGGAACGCAAGATGCTGATATATCGCCAGAGGATGCATCTTGGGTCTATACCTTTGTTTCCATTTTTGGTGAAGAAGGACCGCCTAGCGCTGCAACCACTGCTGTTACTTTTACACCATCGACTCAAACAGCAACTGTGAGTATACCGAACTATACTGGTTCTGGTTATGGAACTGCTTTTGGTACTGATGCGAAGAAACGACTTTACCGCTCTAATACAGGTTCTACTAATACTCAGTTTCAATTTGTAAAAGAAGTGGCCTATGCAACAACAAGTACAACTGATAATACAGCAGCGGCGGCACTAGGTGAGGTACTTCCCTCAGAGACATGGATCGGTCCTCCTGATAATGATACAAGTATTTACCCAGATGGCCCTTTGCAGGGACTTATCCCTGTAGCTAACGGAGTTTTTGCAGGATTCACTGGTAAGCGACTGTGTTTAAGTGAAGCATATTTGCCTCATGCGTGGCCTATTTCATATCGAATAACTGTAGAAGAAGATATTGTAGCAATTGGCAGTACAAGTAATGGGATTGTTTGTTTAACCAAAAATAAACCTTATTTTGTAACAGGCGTAGATCCTTCTGCAATGACTGCTATACAGATCGATCTTGCACAGTCTTGTCTTAATAAGTTTAGCGTTGTAGATATGGGAGATTATATTTTATATGCGGGACAGGACGGGTTATGTGCAGTTTCAGCTTCGCAAGGGCAAGTAGTTACAGAAAATATTATATCTCCGGCACAATGGAATAGTGATTATTATCCAACTTCTATTAAAGCATTTAAGTATGAAGGAACTTATGTGGCTTTTTGGACAGACGGGAGTGATGAAGGTGGTTGGGTTTACGATCCAAAAGGAGGAGAGGCAAGTCTTTCTACAATTACGATTACTGATCCTGTAAAAAATGGTTGGTATAACCATAAAGATGGTGAGTTATATCTCATATCTAATCCATCTTCTGGGAGTGATGTAATACAAAAATATCGGGGTGGTGCAACTAACCGAACCGCTTTATGGAAATCTAAAAAATATGTAGTACCCAAACCTATAAGCATGGCATGGGTGCATATGAGTGCGGCTAGTTTCCCAAGTAGTGGCACACTGAATAAAGTAAGAGTATGGGCAGACGGTACGTTGTTAGCTGACTATACAATCAGTTATTCTAGTAATGTCTATACTCAGATAACATCTACGCCAGGTAGTATAAGTAACGCAACACTGTATGAGCCTGTTATGCGTCTTCCGTCTACGCTTGCTAAAGAGTGGGAAGTAGAGGTAAGCGGTGTAGTAACAATTGAAGAAGTGTGTCTTTCACAGAATATTAACGAGATTAAAGCCACATGACAGATGGTCGTCGAAACATCCGGACGACTACGCCTACTAAAGTTCCTGGTCTTCCTAAACCTCCCGCTAATATTGATAGGTCACTACGTGATTACCTAGTAGCGTGTGGTGAAGCCTTAGAGATTCGGCTAGGTCGTAAAGGTGATGTACGTGATCGTGCAATTACTCTTAGAGAACTGATCGATAGTGGATTAGCTAAAGAATTAAGAAACAAACCATTTGATCCAAACAATACTCAGGTTGATTTTGGTGACTCTACTCCATTTAGTGACACCCCGACGGCACCTGTAAGTTTTACTGTAACAGCAGGATACTCAGTAATAACACTTAAATGGGAAGGGCCATTTTATAGTTATCAAGGCCATTCATTTACCGAAGTATGGAGGCATACAGCTAATACATTAGCCGATGCTACCTTTATAGGTAGTTCTTCTAATATCTATTATATAGATGCAGTAGGCTCTGGGTCAGCAACATACTATTATTGGATTCGTCATGTCAGCACTTCAAACGAAACTGGCCCGTGGTCCAATAATGGCGTAGGTGTGTCAGCGGCAACGCAGACAGATGTAGCTACCTTACTTAGTACATTATCTACTGCAATTACTAGCAGTCAACTTCATTCTGATCTTTCTACACCAATAGGTAATCTTCCTGCTGATACTAATGCAAGTATTACCGCTATTAATACTACAACGACTTCTTTAGGTGCTAAATATACAGTAAAAATAGCAACGGCTACTTCTGGAGGAGGGCAACATGTTGCAGGTTTTGGGTTAGCTACTCAAGCTAATAATGGAACTGTTACGTCAGCGTTTATTGTTGCTGCTGATAAATTTGCAATTGTAAATGGGACTAATCATAGCCAAGCATTAAACGCAAGTCCGTCATCAGGAAATGTTCCTTTTGCTGTTACTGCTGAATATACAGATAGTGATACTGGTATTACAGTACCGGCAGGAACATATATTAAATCAGCCTTTATAGATAAGGCGACTATCCATAATTTGGTTGCTGGCAGCGTAGTGGGTGATTACATAAAAGCGGCTGTTGTAATGGACGCTCCTCACATGCATGTCGGTACAATAAATATCGGCACAATAAATAAGACAGACGCAGATAACCCGAGAACGTGGTCACATAGTGGCACTAATCGTATAAGTAATTTCTCTGTTGATGCAAACGGAGTAATGCATGCTACTGGCGCAGAGATGAATGGTATCTTGATCAAGGCGACAGATGGCACAGTGCTTCTTAACTCAAACGGGATCGTAGCGGGTAGCGGAGGTAACCTTGCTTTTAACGGTAACTTGGATCAAGGACTAACAACTATAGCTGCGAATGGCACAACCTCCGCTTCAACTTCTGCATTAGAAGGTTGGGTTGCGACGGGCAATAGTGCTGGTACTCCTACATTTAATGCTACGCTTGGTTGGGTTCGTGTTTATCAAGAAGTAACATCAGGCGATCCCCCTGTTACGACTAAGTATACGGCTACGGTAAGACAAAACTCGCCTCGTTTTCAAGTTTCAGCAGGAGAAGATTTATACGTTTATTGTCATACAGGGTCAACTACTGGTATGTGGATGGCGGTAGCATACTTCGATAATCCAGATGGAGCAGACGCAAACACAGGATATTCATGTATTACAGCAGTCGCATTATCTGCTAGTACAATGTCTACCGAAACAATCACGGGAGAAAGCGGAGCTTCAAGACAGTTTGCTGTAGGTAAAGTGACTGTACCTACAAGCGGTTATAGTAATAGTAAACGACCTCTTTATGGTGAACTGCGGTTCGGTAACAATAGTAGCGGTCCAGTATCTGATCTTTATTTTTTTAGTGTTGGTGTATCTCGTACACCACCAGTTCTTGATCCATTATACGCTTCAACTTATATAAGGAATTTATCTGTAGATACATTACAGATACAAGATGAAGCAGTAACCGTTCCCGATGGCGAAACAGGGACAGGGCTTAGTATAAATCTAGGTTCTACTTACGCTGATGTATCACCAACAAATATAATCCTATGGGATAGCGATAAATCTCCGTCTGCCTTAATAGTAAGTGGAGCTATACAGATGGTAGGTGCAGATACAAGTGGTAGTGCTAGTGGTGCTGCTGGAGTCAACATTCGCTTTTATGTGGAATGGAAAGAGTCTGACGGAAGTTACACTTACGATTCAACAGTCACAAACCAGACTGCTGCAACCCAATCAATGCGATCTTCATACGGTGGGCAAGTGGTTACAACAGTTCGGATTGTTGTACCAAGCGGTAAAATAGGTGTACGGGTACATGTTGAAGGTAGAAATGTTTACGATGGAGGAGGGAATTCAACTAGTAGAAAATGTGAAGGGTACGGTTACTTTATATTAGGCGCAAAAAAATGAATAAAATTGCTATTTTTTATGAAGAAGATGGACGAATAACCAGAGTGCGTAGTGGGCCAGCCAAAAACGTGGAAGCTACTGTAGAAGACAGTGACTCTTTGTATTTGTATGTTGATGAAGAACCAGACGTTACTAATAAATATGTCAAAGATGGAGAATTAGTTGATATGCCTTCCCGCCCCAGTAACGTTCATGTTTTTGATTACGACTCTAAAGATTGGGGATTTGCTTTATCACTTGCTAAAACACACAAATGGCGGGAAATTAAACAGTCGCGTGATATACAAGAGTATGAAGGTTTTACTTACGATAATAATGTTTTTGATTCTAATGAAGTCGCGCAACAACGCATCCAGAATGCCATGTTATTAGCGACTCAGGATTCTTCAGTTACTATGGATTGGACATTAGCGAATAATAATACTGTATCGTTAAATGCTACACAGATAATAGAACTTGGTAAAGCACTGGCACACCATGTTAATGCCGCACATAAAAAAGCGCAGACGTTACGGGTCCAGGTAAACGCTGCATCTTCTAAATCTGATATTGACGCAATTAGTTGGAGTGAGTAATGGCTAGGAATTACAAAAAAGAATATGCGGAGTTTCATAGTAAAAAGAAGCAAAAGAAAAGAAGAGCAGGAAGGAACACCGCAAGGCGTCGTGCATTAGCATCAGGGAAAGTTAAGAAGGGCAGTACAAAAGACATTCATCATATAGATGGGAATCCTAAAAACAATGCTAAATCTAATATTGTAGTTGTTTCTAGGAAAGCAAACCGTGGGAAGCTACGTACTAGAAAAGCCTAACGGTATAAGGGTATAGATCAATAACTAGTTCGCATAGCTGAAGTATAAGAAGCGTTATTATTAAATTACGTGTAGTGAACCACGGTTCATTGTTCACGGTAAATTGTAGAAAGTTCTTTTATTTGTTTAATTATTTTCGGGTTTTTGGAAAGTCTATAAGCTTCAGTAGATATAGATTCTTTTGACATATTGTTTGTGTCATATGCTTCACGATAAGCATCACTTTTTTTATTTCCATTAGCTATTAAATAGCAGAATTTTAAAGCTTTATCTGTTAAGTCAATAGGCTTTTTTTCTATAACTGTTTTAAATCTGTTATGTGCATGGATTGTTTTTACCCACCAATAAAAATCATGTAAAAGTAATGTATGTCTCATGGTATTTATTCTATGGCAGACTAATTGAATATTAGTTTTTATATAACCTTTTTCTGGTACTAGCCTGTCAATACTTGCATTTAATTCTTTTATCCCCATCCCGTCTTTATGATGAGTCATAAATAAACCTGATATTGCACACCGCCCTTCTTGTTTATTCCATATATTTACTAAGTCATCTATAGTTATAGTAAATTCAAATCCTTCGGCTGTACGTGGTGTTTTTAATTGCCCGATAATTACTTTAAGGTATTCTCTAGGTTCTTTACTTATTACTAAATTTCGTTTTCGTAACTTACAGGCTTTACAGAAAGTAAATATATTTCTTTCTCGATGAGGAAAATCTTTGGCTGGTTTACTTATTCCGCACTCTGAACAGATGTATTCTTCTTTTGGCACGGTAACTCCTTTTCCAGTACCTTATCTAGTCTTTCAAGATACCATAAACATTTTTGGATGTCTTCTCGGGGTTTTTCTTTATAGTTATAGCGCCATAAGTATTTTAAAACGTTTCCTTTAAGATACCCTTTAAATTCCAGGGGAGACATGCTTGCTTCTATAGCTTCTATGCATTCTATAGAACCTGTATTGTAATGTTTTGGATGGTTTACAGGATCATGTGAAGACATATTGTTCAATTCCTTTGGTTATTTCTTTAGTTGGTTTTGCATTAGCAGATAATAATTT